TTGCATAGCCCAAATGGGTGTATGGTAGATACCTTCGAACATTTCCAAACAATCGGTTCTGGGATGTTATCCGAGATCGCAAAACGAGTATCATAGAAAATAGTTTGTGTGATCTTGTTGTTTGGAAGCCAACCAAGATCCTGGTTTTCTACAACACTTGTAATATTGGCTCTCCACGTACCGCTATTGTACTAATTCTGGGTACGTGCGACACCCCACATACCATACGTCTTATTATTCTTCACCCATGTATAGTAATAATTGCATGGAAGGATTAGATAGTAGACATATGATTCGGAATATGTCCGGTCACATATTAACCATTTACGATATATATTTCTATTGTCGGGGATATCAATAAAAAGCCCCACAGGGAACTCTGCGTTCTTCCCGAACGATGTAGGGTAGTAATCGAGTGGCCAAGTGTTGGTTATTTTACGCTCAACGCTCGGTCGGAACATGATATGAGATTCATTCTGGTCTTTTGCAAGTGATGCCTTAGCGGTCAGATTGTATCTGATGTCGATCTTTGTCTTTGTGGTGTACTGCGAATAGCTCATACCCTAAGCAAGATCGGGCTGGTCATCATGGAAGTAGTCATATATATACGCTACCTTGTCAGAACCATTGCGTCCCCAGGTGGCTTCAAGAACCATGTCTGATTGCGATTCGTGCGCTTTTCCCTGAAACCCATTCATAAGTCGAGTTTGATTATCCAGAAGTGTGATCATTTTTCAACACCTCCAAACATCCTATCGAGTATTGAATGAGAATCAAGTATCAGTCGTCGATAAGCCTCATGATCAAAGTCGGGATTAGCCGCTTCGATACGAGCCTACTCAATGTCGCTCATCAGACTGACAAGTTCAGGCGGACAGGCCAGTAGCTCGTTCAGGCCAGCTAACATCCGCTGAAGCTTATCAAAATAAATCGGTAGCTTTGGATCATCATTCTCCTTACCATAGAGAAGACGGTGAACTTCTTTGTGTAGAAATTCCAGTTCTTTCTCCAGTTGCTCAGGAGTAAATCCAGCTCCGTATTTATCCATCAATATAACGGTTGTTGTAGGTTCCATAGTCCCTGATCAGTTTAGCGAAGCGAGCTTCCAAATCGCTAACCATTTCCTTTACCGCATTGATGTGATTTGCCTGTGAATAGTATGATACTTCAGACTATCCGAATACCTGGCTGACGTTCAGTGCCGAAGCATACTTAGGTTCAGCCCACTTAAGAGCCACACCGGTAGCAAGCACATCTTTCATGTAACCCTTATCCACAGCATCAAAGCCACTTGTCCGCTTAAGCTAAAATCTGAATCTTCCGATTTCATCATCAAACTCAAAGTCTGACAGCAATTTGAATACTCTGGGATTAACAGCTACGGAATGGAGCCACTCAGACATCATATCTTTTGCTTGTTCCTCGACCATCTATGCGAGGTCATACGATTCTACCTTCGAGAAGAACGAGCTGTAAATCTCGTTGTACGTCAGCTGTAACATTACTCACCTCACTTGAAGGCAAGGGTGTACAGTTCCGTTCCGCAGACTTCGTCGATAGCCTTGATCTTCGCGATTGAATCAAGAGTACCCTTCTCGATCATGTCTGCGGCAGTATTGCAAATGACAGCTCTCATTGCCGGTGTAAGCCGATTAAGAGCCTTACTTAGGGAGTTAACGTCCAGATTGATAACCTTCTCAGCGTCACTCAGCGATATGATGTCATAGCCGCTGTAAATTTTAGCGATATCCATCCATCTCGGCTGAGCAAGCAGTTCCTTATCCATAATCATGAAACAAGGACGGTACATCAGTTCAGAGTGAGACTGCTTCATAGCAAGCAGGTCTTCATAGGTTACATCAATAATGGACCCATTATCATCCCATTTGTACATTGTGTTTGACTTCGGGCTACTATAAAACATTTCGCCGCTCGTAAGAGACTGGCACGGAATCAGATCATACGGCTGATACTCCTTAACCTGGGGAACTTCCACAACAGGCGTCTCAATTGGAGCGGCAACTTTATCAGTAACCGGTTTAGCCTTTCTTGGCATTTTCCTTTTTATCCTCCATAAAAGTAAAGGGGCGGTTATTCACCGCCCCGCTGTAATTAGACAATAGAAGTCCAGACACCGAACTTCCTACGAAGCAGAAGAGCAAAGCCCATCTTGCGCTGATATTCGTAATCGTAGGTCATATCCATATGGACAGCCTGATCATTGATCTCGGTGATAACGCCATCACCCTCATCGATCATAGCGACAAGCTTCATATCGGCGCTAACCGGGATGAACAGGATCTGATCGTCAGCAACAAGCTTCGTGGTCAGAGTCTTATCGGTATAGCCGTTCGGAATCTCAACCAGTCTGTAGCCTTGCCAAATGCCAAGCTTACCAGTCTGATTGCGCTCCTGCTGCATCTCGTTGGAAATCCACTGAGCCGGAGCAATCGCATACAGGTTAGCAAGAGCGGTCTTGGTGCCCATGATCACGACTTCGCAACCCTGGTTCACAGCCTCAACCTCGCCGGCAAGAGCAATGACGTTGGCATAGGACAGAGCTCCGGTCTTGTGGAACTTAGCCTCGGTAGCCATCTTGGTGGTAGCCTGACCGATAGCAGAATAGGTGAAGTTAATAACAAACTTCACGAACGCCTCAGCAACTTTAGAGACAAGCTTGCTCCAGTCTTCCTGGCCGGTAAGAATTCTTTCGAACTCGGCATAAACCTTCACGCCGTACCAAGCGGTCGTCGGGGTCACATGAGAACCAACACCAAGGCGCTGTCTGCGGAGATCGTGATGATTTCCAGCGACCTTCTCGACGGAGAGGATAGTATCATCCTCGGTCGTGAACACGATGGAATCACCAAGCGCAAGATTTCTCTTCTCAACAAACTCGTTGAACCATGGATTCTCATCCCAACCGGTGGTGATGATCTGGTCCAGAACCTCTTCCATAAGGTCGAAGCACACCGGATCATTCTGCATTCTGCGGATGGCTCTACGAATCTCGGTTCTCGTATACTTCTTACCAACCTCAAGGCCAGTCATCTCGGTGAACATGTCACGGATCTTGGCATTAGCCTTAGCCAGAGTCATAGAAGCCTCGCTGAAGTTCTTCATGCCAGCTTCAAACATCAGGGACTTAAAGCCCTCGAACTGCTCCTCGTTCTCGAAAACAGAGGAGATTACTTCATGATCAAACGTAATTCTCATAATCTTTTACCTCCTCTGGATTATGCCGTATGGAGTTTACGGGTGGTAGCAGTAACAGTAACAGTCTGTCCCTTGGAAGGAGTCGTATCGAAACCTTCAGCGGAAACAGCAAACTCATCATCCTTGACAAGCTCATAAGCTCTCATGATGGAATCCTTAGCGTTATAGAACTGATCCTCGGCAGCGAAACGAGCAGGCTCGGTCACATATGCCAGCGGCGGGGTCAGAACAAGCAGGCCATCACCAGGATCGGTAACATGCACGATGAAGTTGCCATTAGCTGCGATATCAACAATCGTTCCAGCAAAGTCGGTGGAATCCTTGATGGAATAGATATCGCCCTCAAGATAAGCATTCTTAGCAACAACAACACCATTGTCATAATCCTTGTCTGCCTTCAGATTGAACATGTGGCCGCACTCGGTAGCCTTGATCTTGGTCTACTCAGCGACTGCGTGCTTACTGACGGAGGCAAGGAATGCTTCAATATTAGTCATTCTTTTAATCTCCTTAAATTAAATTAGTCTTTGAAGAGTCCGCCGTACGGAGACTTCTTGGTAGGTTTGTCGTTCACAGCAAACTGCACCACAGGCTTAGCCTCTGGCTTATTAGCGGCGAACTGTTTCTTTGCATAGCTGAGTAGAAGAGTATTCAGCTTATCTTCAAGCTCAGACACAGAATAGTTGTCGATCTCAGCGACGATAGCCTGGAATTCCTCAGTGTCAGCGAGGACAGCGAAATCTTCACTTTCAATCACAGCCTGTCTTTGTGCCTTAGCTTCAGCTTCTTGATATGTAGCGAGTTGCCCTTTGATCTCTTCGAGCTGAGCTTCAAGGTCTGCCTTGGACTGGCGGTCAGCATCAATCTGCTGTTCCTCGGCCTCGGTAATCCAGACACGCTTGACAGTCTCACGCTCGCCGATGAGAGAGTAGTTACCTTCCTCATCAGCCTCAAAGCTCTGACGATAACCCTCATTACCAATCCACCAGTTGTACATAACAACGGTACTGGAATCAGGATAAACCTCAACATCGTAGTAACAATCATCTGCTTCGCCGTAGGTCTCATTGACAAGACGGTTGAGAGCGAACTGAATGTCACCGAGCGTCAGTTCAAAGTTGTGGGTTTCGCCATCAACAACAACACTATACGCACGAACCGCAGAAGGAGTGGTATCAACGGTAGATCCCCCCTCAGTGGTTTGAGCGTTCATGTTTACGTCATCCACTGTTGCATCCCCCTCCTTTCCTTGATTTTCGTTTATATTGATCGTCGTAAACTGGGCGGTGTTATTAGCAACGATAGTACCGCTAGATATTTTAGACGCATCAATTGTAATTACATTCCCGTTTTCAAAAGCGGTGATGTTAGACCCTTCCATTCCAGGATTGACTTTTTCACCGGTCTATTCATCCTTACCGAGAATCGTAACGCCGGTGAAGATGAACTTATTGATGTCGAGAACACGCTCTTCAGCGGAGTATGAAAGGTCGAGGACTGCAAGTTCCACAGAAACATCACACTGTGTCTCACGCTTAAGAATCTCAACCGCATCCGTGTAATCATCGTAGATAAATCCATCTGCGATCACACGATATTTATCCTCAGCTTCGTCATACTCAAGATGAACGTCACTGTTTTCACGAATATGTCCGATAGGCTGTTCGTCATAAACAATAGCCCCATCTTCATCCTGATGCATGTTGTGAGAATCAAACTGCGGATTGCCATCCTCGTCCTTCCAGATATAGCCGAGAATCGGGCGATTCCTGAATGAGGGTAGCGCCTCCTCCATCGTCTCCTTGGAAATGCGAGACTGGTTGAGATTCTTACCGGTGTGACACGCATTCAGCACAACCGGAGTAAGTCCGAACTGCTATACGTCCTCCTCGTAAGTAAGTCGGCCAGGTACAGCAACCGCAATCGCAGGATGGTCCATATCCACACTGAAGTTGGCAGATACGGCCTGCTGAGAGTAGAAGCTATACAGGTCATCAAGTGTCATAAGTTTTCTCATTAGATTTCGATCCTATCGCTGTACACGGCCTTCTTATTACCATCAGCGTCAAAACGAATCGTGGAGTCATTCAGAAACGTCCACATTCCGCCAGACTCGCTAATGACTTTAAAGCCGAGTTCTTTCAGCTTGTCAGCCGTTCCTTTGTCTCTTGTCTTAATAAATAACTGCTTCATTGCTCTTTACCGTCTCGACTTTCTTCGCCTTTATCGGTAACCTCGATCTTAGTTGGCGCTCCACCTTCAATCGGATCGGCAGCATCAGTACTTTGTGTATAAGAAGTTGAAAGTGGAATAAACGCCTTATGCAGTCCAAGTTCTTCGATCTCAAGCTTATTCATCCTGAGAGTGTCGATCTCGCTCACGCCATTAAGCTGATTGAGAAGTAACTTCACAGGCATACCAAGAGTGGCAGAGTCTTTAATCTGCTCACGGAAGGTGTCGAGAAGGTATGGAGAGGTAAGGTGGAAAACCACTTTCGCCGCGTTGGGTCCAATCTTGTCCTGGAGCCAGCGATTCACAAATGCCTGAATTTGCGGAAGAGTAGTGGAGAGTGCTCGTCTCGTGTTATAGATAGATACAAGCTTCCATGCGGTAGAGCTTGTAATGTTCTTAGCGTCGAGAAGCGGAACTCCTTCTTTGTCAAAGATATTGCTCTGTGCCTGATTAATTCGGTTAACTTCCGAAGTGCCATCTTCCATAACATCGAGAACATCCAGATCAAGACCGGGAGACATGACGAAGCCAATCTGCTCCATCAGGTTCTGTTCAATCTTCTTGCAGTATTTCTCAGCGGTATCAATGTCAACGGCAAAATCATCTGGGAGTTTGGAATCAAGAAGTGGAACCTTGGCGACCAGAATCTTATATGCACTTAGCGCATCCTTTGTATCCTGGATGTCCTCAAGGTTTGACAGCTGAATTAAACTTGAGAACAAGCCGGCGAACGGAGGCATAATAAGAAGCGGGTCGTTAGTGTTGATCTTGATAACAACCCCGACGTTGCTTGGGACATTCACCCACTTTGAATCACCACGATCACGATACATGGAGACGAATGGCTCACCCAAATAGTCGAGCAGATACTCGTTGCTACCAAGGAAGTAATCCATGTTATAGGCGAAAGTAAATGTACCGTCCGGGTTCATACCGGAGATACGGCAATACTCTGGATCAAGTGGAAGTATAAAAGCACCAGTATCATCACGATACAGGACGCCATACGCTACATCGCAAGTCCATGCGTCAACCAGCATCTTGGTAAAGTTAGCAAGAAGATCAAGCTTTTCGATTTCATCAAGCGTCTGATAGTAAGCTTTGATTACCTTACTGTCAGCACCAGCCGTACGCTTGGCAAGGTTATAACGTGGAATAACGCTCCTTGCATCAGGCACAAACATAGTAGCAAAGTACTGGACTAAAGCCTGGAATACAGCGTTCGTCCGATAAAAGTATTGAGCGGCTTTAATCAGTTCGGTCTGATACCGATATGGGTTCTGAAAATACTGGCGGAGCTTTTCGATGGTGATCTTTCCGTAGCGGCGAGTTGTGTTCTTTGAGAGATCAATTAGCCTCAGTGATCCCATTGACTCTACCGTTTTCTTAAACCACTCTCGAAGTTCAGCTACCTACCTTAATTCAGTCCCCGGCGATGAAGCCGCAGCCACAGTTCTTCTAGCCAATTGCGGCCTCCTTAAAGTAATAGGGGCGACATAAGCCGCCCCGGTATCTTAAAATTATCTACGAACAATATCTCCGTTAGCATCAGCGTACCAGTCGGAAGCGATGTTCAGCTTCTCAGCATCCTCATCCCAAACCAGGCCGGTTCCAGGACCAGTGTACTTCTGAAGCACGTTCTCATAGTTCTTAGAACCCTTGGCATCCTTCAGCTTAGCGGCAATTCTATCCATCTCAGAAATATTAATAGTCATAATTCCTTATCTCCTGTATATTTGAGGTTTTCTCACTGACATCCGGTCAATGAGGGTCTATGGTTGTGTTACCTTACGTTCGGTTAAATGAGCTCGTCTTGCTGACATGAGAGCATACGCAAACTCAGCACAACAGTAAGCTCGGTCATCATGGAGTTTATTCTGCTTCTCAGGTGTAAGCTCGAAAGAATCTTTACCAGAAGCGCGACTAATACGCACCATGTTGACTATCTCTTCCTTCATTGCGTCTATGTTTGTAAGTGACAGCTCGTCAAGCCAGTCAAGTTTTGCCACGGTTAAGTTGACGTTTTGAGCTTTGTCTAATTCCTCTTGCAATCTGGCGTCGAATTCCTCTGGCTTAAGCTGTTCCCTCTTAAGCTTTGCGCTGATCTTTTTGGTTTCGGCAGCGAGGTCAATAGCTTCGGTATTGAAGACTGTTAACTGACCGCTTCCATCATATGTGGTTGTCAGCTTAATCTTATTCTGATTGAACAGTTCAATGAGGGCTTCATACATGTCAGACTTGTACTTACTTGGGGAGAGTAAGTGCAGTTTGCCACGGACTGCATTCGGGAATTTCTTGACGTACTCTTCGGAATACTCCTCGTCAATTAAACCACGGTGAAAGTTACCGGCCTTGTCATACCAATCATCCATCAGGTAGTCAGCGATATTAACTCCGCCTCCACCTGATCCCGCGTCGATATAAACTCCGTACAGATTTCCATATCCATCTGCATCACCATTAAAAGCAACAATCAGCTACTTCAGATACTCAATCTGATCTGGCGTCTGCATAGGACTTCGGATCTTCTTACCGACATCAAGTAGGTTGACGCACTCAACAATCCTTCCGCACTTTTCCATCTTACCGTCATTAGTAGGAGAGTCATAAATCTGCCCGACTAAGATGATCGAGTTATCTCGACTTCTCGCCGGGTCGTAACAGATTACCCATCCACCGGAATTGTCTGAATTCTCATGAATCGGTTTATAAGTTTTCTCATTACGGGTAATGACTCCACGCCTGATGATAGCATTAGCGCCGGCATCAGATGTGAACTGACAGTAATACTCGCGTCGAGCTTTCTCAGGGTTTGTACGCATAGCTGCATCAATGGTGTCTTTGGATAACAGCGCACTCATTCGCTTGCCGTGTACAGTTGGCTTCATGACAAGATCACAGTCAATATGGGCCACAAAGAATGATCTGTCACCCATAATCATGCGCTTGGAGTAGTCACGGTACTTAGCATAGAAGTCAGTGTCCGTATTCGAAGCGGACGATACGTTAATGATCTGGTTCGGAACTTCAGGTGGGAGTGCCCTGAGGCGCACCATATCAATAGCGTTGCCGTCAGAATCAAATCCAGTCTTGAATCCTTTTTCAACGATTGCAAATGCGCTGTAGACCTGAACGAGATCGGCGTCCAGGAAACCAGATTCATCAAAGAAGACAGCTCGTTTACGCTTACCTCTGTTCTTATCGACGTTGGAGTTGACGGTGTTTGTTTCTGAATCGTTGTATAGACGATACGAGAAACTGGAAGGGTTATGGTTGAATCCATCACCGTTGGCGTTTGGTATAACAATTTCTTCGCGGAAGATTTTACCGTTCGAACCGATCATTGAGTCGATACGGTCGTAGGCAATATCTTCGAGCTTCTTAAAGGTTGTATTCGACTGGTCAGAAGAACCAGCCGCGATAGCGCAAGTCCATGGCTCAGAAGCAAGCATCTGTTTAGTCATGATAAATAGATCGATAAACAGAGACTTACCGTATCCACGGCTTGCAAGGATAATAACTCTTGGTGTAATCCAGGCCATCTGAAATAGATAAGCCTGGGAATCAATCAACTGAATCTGAAAGAAATCTTCGACAAACTTAACGGGGTTCTGTTGGTAATAGTCACGTTGTTGCTACAGCTTGATAAACCCTTCGAGCTGTTTATGTGTCATCAACAGAGCGGGAGGGCGTTCGTATATCTTTTCCCATCCAAGCTCAACGCCGAGCAGCTTACGCACAAACTCAGCGCCATACACACATCTCTGGGCTATATCGTCGTTGTAGATATTAGGATTCAGGACTTCCGTCATCGTTATCCCAATACTTCGTGACTATCTCATCAAGGTCGGTTAACGCTTCCTCGTTGAGCAGTCCATGATCTTTTAATGTATCCCGAAGGTCTAAGTTCTCTTTCAGTATTAGTCGAGCAGCTTCTTGATAACTGTGTGATTCCTCAGTGAGCTTGGTAATCATCTTACGTTGCTCTGCTACCATATCGGACCACTCAGATTCATCAAGGTTTAGCTGTTTAAGAATGGCGGCATCGGATATATCCGCCACCTGTTGCATTGCTTTGCAGGTCTCCAAATCGAAGCCGTTGACGTAGCTTGCCCGAAGATTCAGGTCTCTGAGCTTACTCAGCTTGCCAGTGAATGTATTCGAGCCTTTGATATTATCCCGGTTCGACTTCAATGATATCTTGGAGTCATCTGCTGATTTAGATATGGTGTCAACGATCTGTGCTTTAGTTTGCTGGAGACCTTTAATCGTTGCCATATTTGCTTCCATGCTCTGCTGTGATAGCTTTGCGATTTGGTTGTCAATCTTTGTGATCTGAAGATACCACCTGACGATACCGACCATAGTCTGTACACGCATGAAGTTCTCAGTCACATCCTCGACAGAACCAAGGAAGTTGACAAGATCTGCATATAAATAAGGCTGATCGGACGAATCCTCATTTTCATAGGGGAGATATCCAAGCAGCCGTTGGCAGTCAATCTTGTTTTTTTCAAAAGCTTTTGCAGCATCCTCATTGATCGGTGCCATCTTTGGCGCTTCTTCTTCCTCAAGTACAACTGGCTTGTTGACATTGTAGAAATCAGAGTTAGCGCGGAAGTTCTGCCCGACATAAGTCTGTCGTGAGATCTGCTGCATGTATGTATCAAAAGCGTTTAGCTTCCCGCCATTGTTGGCGGTTGCAATGCTTTGTGAATAAACCGATTCAATGAATGGCTTACGCAACCATTCCATTGCATTAATCGTACTAGCCTTGGATGGAGGAAGAATATTACCGTTCATGTCCATACCGCATGAAACAATCTTGGCGCAAGCCTTACATATCGGCGTGATATGTGAAGCTACTCCAGTCTCAGTACTGGTATAGAATTCAGTTGTCGGCTTTACTTCGCCACATCTTGCACAGGTAGCGAACTACTGTACCGGATGGAATTCAGAAACGCCAACGCCAATACGCTTTAGAAAGTCCAGTTGATCTCTCGGTTTCATACGATCAAACTGGGCTATCATATTATTCTTTGCTGTGTCTATCTGAGCATATCCTGTGATAGCCGAGATGGCTTCAGCTTTTGGCCGGCGTCCCAAGTGAATCACCTCCGGTTAATCATGTCATTGATTTTCTTGCTCGGCCTAAACTTAAGCTTCTTCCTTGACGGGAGTTCGGTAACTTCACCAGTCAGATTACTGATGAGCTGCCTTGGCTTATGTTCAACGATTACAAACTTTCCGATGTTTGGAAAGTTTAGCTCGAAACCATTCCTTGCAAAATCTCGAATCATATCACAGAAAGCCAGATACACTTCCTTAACGTCTTCCTGCTTCATCTTAAAGCCACGTAGTCGAAGCTCCTCCTGAAGCACCTGGACATTATTAAATCCAGCTTCGTTCATTCCTTTTGCTCCTTATAATCAAAGTCACTGGTTTATTTAGGTGCTTGCCACCCCATGAAAAGCCTTTCACTTTCCTGCGAGGAAAATCCAATTGCCTCGTGCAATGCATACAAGTTTTTACGTCTCCAGGATGACGCCGATGCGCTTCTTACATCGGGCCAGACCATTAATATGGCAGCGGGTGTTATGTTAAAATAAATTTATCAGTACGGACTAAACCATAAGTCTTATCGAAGACATACATACCGCAGGCAGGTCTTGCACCCTTGAACAAGCTTTCGCTGTACGGATCGCTACCGACAAAGCTCGGACAGACAATAACCTCGATGTCCTTGGTCCCATCTTCACCGGCAACAGTACGACCTGACGAATGATAATGTCCTAGGAAAGCTGCGGTATAGAATTTGCGGTTAACAAATCCAAGCGTCTTTACAGTATCGGTAATATCCTTAACCTGATGACCATGCATGGCTATGGCAGTCTCATCAAAGATCGGAACCTCAATGTACTCTTTGTCAAAGTTCAGGTGAACATTAATACGAACATTGGTCGAGAGTGCGTCTTTGATATAGTTGCCGATGATGTATTCGATATCCTCATTCTTCAGTTCACTTGCTTTAGTTCCGAGCGGACGAATCTGTGTATGGTTAGCCGACGGCACATGATAGTAGTCAACGGTACACCACTTCGAAATCTCGTTAAGGGTTTCGGCAATAGCTTTTGCAATGTATACGGTCGCATATACAATCGATGTCTCATTGAGCTGTAGGTCGGATACACGCAGGATTCCCTGGATCGTATCTCCAAGACATAGAACTTTCAGGTTTGTCACATTCTCTTTGTGAACGTAGCTGTCCACAGAATCAATGAGGACTCCGAAGCGAGCGGCAACTTCATCGAGAGAGTAAGAGTTTGTAGCAGTCTCGAACTTTGCACCGGCATGAATGTCGGATAGTGTGAGAACATACTCTTTATCATTTTCAAATCCGCCACCACCATAGCAGTATTCACGAACGGGTGGGTTGATCTTTTCGATATGATCAGCGATATTTTGATAAAAGAGTTCCTGCCGGCTATCATGTCTTACCTGACGATTGTACTCAACCTTTGTGGCAAAGAGTTTCTGGCGCTCAGCCTCAAGCGCATGTTTCTTAGCATCAAGCTCCTTAAGATACTCATCACCGATACGAGGAAAACATCCACCATCAAGAAGCTTCTTGGCAGCGGCATACTGTTTCCGATAGACGCTTTCGGAGTTGTCATAACCCAGCTCCTCGTTAATGATCATCTATAGATCGTGCCAGCTCATGTCAAGGAGACCACTACCTTTAGCAGATGATAGCCTCCAGATATACTGCACTTCGTTTTCACTGGGTAGCTTTTTCAGATTCACTCTCCATGTACCTCCGATGCATCTTCATATTCTTCATGGACTCGGTAAGGTAGTAGTGCTTGGTTCGACCACGCTTACCACGGTTTGTCATTGAGACATAGACCCCATGTGCTCTCATGTAGTCGGTCTCACGTTTGTTAATTTGAAGCATTCTATTCTCCAGTTCTTCAGATTAGCAGACTACGCCGTCTGCCATGGCATTCATATGCCGCAGTGATGTAACTGCGGAGTGCTTTGGTGTGATTCCTTAACGTGTCTAAATTTTGCCAAAAAGGGGCGTTTTTACCCCTTTTCAGCGTCTGATAAATCTAAATAATTAGGATTTTTTTTAACTTGTCTACAGAGTAATAATTGGCATATTACTAAAGTCTCCATTGCAAGCATTCAGCTGTGCCAATACATCTGGTGGAATCACAAGACCATCTGTGTGTTTGTGTATAGTAGCGTTTCGCTTTGTTAATAGCTTCTGAAATTTGCGATACTCTGTTTGACACTCATGGCATCTCGTAGCGTTTCGAGTAGCAGTCTCAAAATACTCACCACAATCTACGCATTGCACTATACGAGTCTTTGGCGCTGGAATGTTCTGCTGCATGTGCTCCAGGATCTCTTTACCAAAGACTCTCCACAGAACTTCTTTGCGGCTATTGTTTGTAGAGTACAGACGCCTTACCAACATGTCTGCTAACTGATAGCTGTCATACCCGAATTGCTCAAGATCGTTCTTGATCATAGTGGCGAGATAAGCAGCATTGTAATTCGTCGGATTCATCTTGAGATGATAATCGCGGCTTAACTCTGCATATCTATCAATCACCCTCTGATCCATTTCAATATCAGGATCAGACACTAATAGTCTCCAATCCGGTTTGCCAACACCAATCCTACTGAAGTTCAGCCTCGGATTAACTATAGCGTCGAACAACCGATTCACCAGACTGTTATTCGGTGGAAGTACCTGACCATCACGCTTGTCCTTTGCATACTTGAAGAACGCCGGCAGCTTGACCGATGTGTAGCGAGAGAGCATTGCCTGCTCTGCTTTTGGGCGCTCTGGCATGTATAAAGTTTTGGCAGCATCTATACAAAAATTGTTCTCAAGCGTAAGTAACTTGATGGCTAATAAAGCCTCATCATGGGCTGAACCATCGCTCAAAAATTCAGGACTATTCTTGATTTTCGAAATGCTATTCGAGTAAATCCCGATGTTGGAATGTCGGAATGCCATAATCAATCCATCATAGATGGTCTCACGATTTAGCGGAGAAGATCCAGCTTTCTTCATCTCATAGTAGAGCGGGACGATACCACGCATGTTCCTTGCGGCGATACGTACAAAGTTTTCATCCGCCACCACAAGAAGAGTATCACCGTCACAGTCAAACTGGAGAATGCGGGAGATCAAATCATGACACGAGGTATAGATTGCATTGGTCGTATACCATTCAGCAGCACGATCCCTACGCTGACCACATCCACGATATGCAAGGTTATAACGGATCGCATGTTCCTGATAAAGGTGTGGACTTCTCAGACAGTCAAGGCGCTCATCATTCGGGAACAGCCTGGTATAAACTTCGCCGTCCCTAAGTAACCCATCTGGGTCTTTGTCACCGAGGAACCAGTACTGACAGGCGGCATAGAAGTCAGGAAGGACGAATGTGTACTTACCACGGACATCAATCTTACCGGAGCGATACTCTTTAACCAGACTGTCTTTGATTCCACGGATTGTGATCTTGGTATACTCGTCGTTCAGTAACTCAGGATAAAGCCGGATCGCCTCCTGGAATGGAGTCGGGTCTTGATTGTAGATTGTCGCGCCGAAGACACTCTGCATGTTCTTTACCGAAGAGCTAAGGTTCTCAAGCTTGTTGTTCGATGCGCTAACCATGATCTGGAACTCTTCGTCGGTATAGTCGGTGAGAGACTGAAGCATCTGATAGGTCAGCCGATTATTTGCGATTCGCTCTCGCTCAAGATTGCAGTATCCGGTCATACATCCGAACTCATGGTAGAACTGTTTGTACTGATCCCATGAATCGTAGTACTTCCACATCTTGAACTGAGACTTGGTAAAGATCACCTCAATGTCTTCGGCAATAAGATCATGCTCCTTGCCATAGATGTCTATGATCTTAGTCGAGCCGTTATGAACCTCAATGAACTTCCGAAAGTCAAATACACCGAGTAATCCTTTGACAAATGGAGCCCGTACCATTCGATTTGGCCCAAGCTTTGGAAGCATCATGCCAGCACCGTCAGTGTGCGTGATCGTAACTTTGTTTGTAGTACGCTCAACCTTGTAAGTCGTATCGTCGATATTGTCGAAGGTTCCAAGTACTTCAGTCTCGAAATCATCAATAACGATTGACTTATCAATGTTGAAATCTTCCCATGGATCGGTAGCAGAGTTCTGCAAGGCCAGGTAGGCCAAATATTTATTAGCGTTGCAACCGCCATGTTCATTGATGGTATCGACGGTAAGACCACACATGATCGTCCGCTGACACCGCTCCCAGGTTGATTCTTTGATAAAGACAGCCTTCTTACGTCTGATCTGTCCGGCAGAAGATGAGAAGTAAACATAGTGTTCGCCTCGATACCAGAAGCCGAAGTACGCAAGGTCTTTAAACAGCTCGTAGTAATATATCTGAACTGTAATAAGATCATCGGTAAACTCGTTAGTCTTAGCCCCAATGATTCGACTGAGGTTAGATTCAAATACCGAAATCACCGAAGACGGAGAGAGACCGGATTCGTCTAGGATGTTTTTATGATCTCGTCCGTTTGTCAGGATGTTTTGGTTAACCCGGTTGGCAATCAGCTGCTTGAGAGCCTCTTTACTTTTATGTGCCCCGGTTACCTTCATCTCCTTTACTTCTTGAAGCTTCTTAAGCTTTGAATGTAAAGATGCCGCTTCATCGTCAGATATATCCGGTGATTCCAGATTAGCTTCAATCTTTCGGATGGCTTCAACAACCCGGTTCCGCTCCGTTCTAAATCGCTGATTCAAATTATGCAGCCTGCGTTCATGGGCGGTGTAGTAGTTGCCGGTGTCTGTTGTCCAACAGTGAATTTGCTTATCGAGCATTTAGTCGCCCCTCGCTTATGATGTAATAATGGTTTAAGTTCGCGATGATATCGTATTCATATTTCAGCTTCTCACACTTCGAACATTTATATTCAATCTCAATAAAAGCTGGATCATTCCCAATTGGCCCATGAGTAATATGCCATCGGTTCATACGGTAATCATGATCACATCTCAACATATCTGTCCTCAAGCCAATCTTTAAGTTTTTCATTTCCACGAAAGCTACTACCGTTAATTCTCACAGTGGAGTCACCGTTATCAGACAAATCAACACTAATATCCAAACCAAATACTTCTTTGATTCTTTCTGCGTTTGTTAATGGGTGTTCAAACCCCCATTTAGAAACGATCTCTTCAGCCTTCTCGGGATTGAGATATACAAGTTGATAACATGATAAGATTACTTTGTCTGAAGCAAGCGCATTTAAAGGGCATTTATCGCAACTTGTCCTGTCACACATTCTCTTCGTTGTTTTTACAAATTCTTTGAACTCCATTCTTTAATCCTCCGACTTAATGTCTAACTCACGCATTTCGCTTATCAAAGCATTGCCGCAAGTAATTCTATCTGAGTCTTCTTCTTTGCTCGGAACAAAAACAATCACATCCCAACCAAGATCGAGTAGCGGCTGTTCAAATTTCCGGTACACATTGTAGTCAGTATATGTATCACCTGTATCAAAGCCGTTCTCAATTGCAGCATGTGTCTCATGGATTGGCGTAATCTTTACAATCCATTTATCCTTATCGAACAAACCATCTAATGCCCTCGCATCAAGAATGGTGTCATTGGTAACTGCGAAGTTAAGTGTGTACTTTCTTCCAAGTGGAGTCGGAAGTTTGTCAGCAAGGGCAGAGATCTCGGATAAACCGAGCGAAAGGTCTGACATCTGCAAGCTTCGCTGATTTTCATTTAGGCTGTTGATGCTGAACTGTAATCCGGCCTCCCCATGATAGACATTGTTTTTGATATCACACCAGTCCAGAAGAAACTCGGTGAGTCGTTTATTGAACTTTGGAAGCATGGTAGATACCACCGGATGAATAGTGTCAGCCTTAATATAGCTACGTACCAGTGTGGTTAAATCGTTCCTTGCAAAGTCAAGTACGTGTTCGTTCCAGGTGGGTTCACCCATTCTTGCAAAATGTAGGTTGAATCGTTTTGTGTCTACACCAATAGTCTGTAGTATTGTCTCGACTTCATAGCGCAAATCGTCTAATGATGCATTTCCGTAGAAGCCGTACTTCGGGCAATCACAAAATGTACATCTCATGAAACAACCCTTCTGTGTGCTAATGGTCGCTACAAATTTTTTGCTAAGATCAACATCTGTATGTGTCACACCATAAATCTCTTTGGTGAGTCCGAGGAAGTCAGCTTTGATATTGGCTTCCTTTCCGTAATCACCAACAGCGAGAAACTCAAGTCTCCTGTCTGGATCAACAAAGATCTTTCCGGTATGCGTATTAACAATCTTCATGTATGTCCCCTTTGATCTATTTTCGGCATAATGCTATTTGTGTTCTATGGTTTGTATTTCCAATCCTCGTCAATGAAGAAATATTGATAACCTCATCTTTCGATCCGTGGTTCAACATATTCAGATTCTAACCACGCCTTAAGTGCTTTGATCCCATTAGAACTGTCGTAGTTTATACTTACGAGGAATGTATCAGGATTTAAAGCGACGACCTTAATATCCGTGTTAAACACCTCTTTGATCTTCATTGCGTTTGTCTTTATCGGATGCTCAGATGCCCATTTAGAAACAATCTCATCGGCTGCTTCTGGATTACTCATTACGATGGCATGACACGACGAAAATTGATTGTTTGAATATATGGAGCTCATAGGACATTCGCTGCAAATATATTTATTGCACATTCTCTTCTTAGTCTCTACAAATTCCTTTAATTCCATTATGCTAATTCCTCCATTATTTCATCTGTTATCACTTCAAACTGCACATCGTATCCGAGATAATTGAGCAGATCAACAAACTCCTGCACTCCAAGAGATTGATTGCTTCGAGTAAAACCATCAACCTTTAATATTGACCAGTCTCCAGATACGTTAGTTATGATCTTGATCATGCAGCACTCCTTTCAGACTGGATTGCATTCCAGATAACTCTACGTCCACTTGCAGTAATCTTAACTGAGATAGCCGGCTCTTCCATGTACCACCGCTTGAAGTGCGATACCTGGAACGACTTCTCACAATCGGCGTATCTATCAGTGAGACAGAGATTCCCGTATCTGTTCCTGGTGAATACTCCATGAGAGATCATCCAGGTGACAAACTCGCGCTGCTTCATTCCGAGTTCCTTTGCGCTTGCCCGTACTCCGAGAGGCTCAGCTGCAAACTCAGGAATATTAGTATTGGTTGTTACGGCCACTTCAGCAACAGCTTCAGGTGCGCTATCATGGCTAACTAATGCTGAGAGGAGATCGATCTGACGATTCCCCATATTACCGAGAGCATCGAGCCTTATATTAATATCTGCCATACTGTCAGTCAGTCTTGCGTACTGTGCTTTTAACATACCCATCTGATTGTTCGACTCCATAATGAGTTTGTTCTGCGCTTTGATAATTGAGACAGCTTCCATGAGAGCCTTGTTCGTATCGACATTGGTCATGGAGTAGGTACCATTACGCCTGAGCGCCGGTAAGACTTCAGAGGTAACCCAGCGCCTAAATCGCTTCGCCTGCGGTAGCTTCGATTTGAATGTGAGAGTATACACACCAGACTCGTTGATGATTGTTGTTTTGGTTTGCCCGAGGGACTTGCTGGGCACATCTGCGTTTTGCATATCTGCCCCGATATCCAGCATGATGGTCTGCTTGTCCTCTTCATCGACATGTTTGTAGATTGCGTCAGAGGGATTTGAATAGCCGAGTCTCTCTGCGACATCCTTCCCGATGAACCAGGGCATATCGCCGCTATTAACCGCTCGCATTGATCCGAGCTCAGGGTGAGTAAAGGTTGTAAGGTTGTTCATGTTATCCTCCGTATGTGTCATTGGCAACTAATGTTGTTGGGAGATTAAAGACGAGCTGGTCGCTCGTTTTGGTTATAGTATCATGGCTATCTAATGTTGTCAAGCGTTAAAAAGAATTTTTTGGCTGAGGCCAAGTAGTATAGTATCTAGTATTTAATCTGAGTTAACAGTTTATAGGTTAATACATTTTAAAACACTAATCTTAATAAGATTCTTATCTCAGATTAAACTAATATAAACTATACTACTCAATCCAACGTAGTTGGATTGAATATATTAATACATTGATTGTAATAAGACTTTAATCTGAGATTAAATACTAAATACAAAAATTAAAACTCTAACTAAGATTAAAATTATATCTGAGTTAGAGTCTTATTATAATTAGATAAAATACCACACGATTTAAAATTTGTCAAGTATTATTTTTCGCCGTTAAACTTTTCGCCGATAGATAGACTTATAGCCACACCGCTTTAGACTTTATCGTCGATTAAACTAATAGCTCAGATTAGCCCACTAACACATTCAGACCGTAAGAATGATAAAGGGGAAATCAGGTGATGAGGTTATAGCTTGTAGATTCTGGTTTCGATCTGGTATTTGTAAAACCTATGACTCAGATTTAACTGGATGGGTCTTCATGTATTGATCGAGAGATTGGAGTATCATCTGCCGAATTGGAATCTCATTCTTCTGTGAGTATTCGCTGAGTCGCCGGTAATACTCAGGGTTAACTTTGATTGATATACTCTTGAAGTTTTTATGTGCGTCTAATCCCATATGACTCCTCAAGTGATTGAAGTATTAATTGGCGAATTGGAATGTTGGTTGCCAGTGAATATTCTTGAAGCTGTTGGTAGAACTTTGGGTCAACTCTAATCGCAATGCTGCTAAGCTTTCGTTGGTATTCCCGTTTAGCATTACGATCCTTTTCGAACATGTCATTGTTCCGCTTTAATCTCTCATATTCTTCCAAGCTTATCTCGACTTTATTATCCATGATTTCCTCGTTAGTCCACTGGATGATTGTCCATGTATTCTCGAATTGCATTCAGCATTAACTGTCGAATTGATGTGTTGGCCTTTGAACAGTACTCTTTGATTTCATCATGTAGACCATTGTCGATTACCAATTTAAGATCCTTTTTGTTTGACCGGAATCTCTTTTGTCGATCTCTGTTTAGCTGTCTAATTCGTTCCAGTTCAAGTTCAGCGTCCGTAAGTGGCATTATTTTTCCTCGTTTAAAAAATTAAATTTTTGAAATGTTTTGAGAGAAAAGTTAGGGAAATTATAGCAAATACGAGGAGAATTAGCAAATAATAATGGGTTTTTGTGGTGGGTATTGATATGAACTTACTCCACCCCCGGTGCTGCACATTGCACATTTGCACATTTTAACTACCCCGGGCCAGGACTAAAAAACTATAATTTGTTAGGTGCCAGGACAATAAAAGGCGTTTTGTAATGGTAATATATGCCGGTATATGGTGGTTTATGGCGTATATTGCGCGATTTTGGCGGTTTATGGCCTGTTTTTTGGCGTTTTTCACTATCTCACTACCATTTTTTCGGCCTTTTCTGCTCTCTCTCACCGTCCCATTATCAAAAA